CCGTTATGACGAAGTGGTGTTCCGACACCAACACCACCTCCTCCTCCACCACCACCACCAATCAAATAAATTTGATTGTTATTTGGATTCCAGTTAGAAGGTAACGTCCATGAAGTTAAGCCAGTATTTGTTATTAAATATGCATCTTGATTATGATCAATAAACGCACCTCCACTCATCCCTCCCGCATTAGTTGAACCAGAACCAAGTTTCCATATAAATGGAGTAGAACCATTAGTTGTATCTGGCAAGTTGCCAAATGATATGTTAGATATAGTTAATGCTCCTAATCCACCAGCTGGATTACCAGATCCAGTCCAAACAATAGATGAGACATTTGCAGCGTTTGTTCCTCCCGAAAGAGTTAAATAATTTGATCCATCTCCAATTTTTCCAGGATTAGATAGATAATAGCTGGCTCCTTGTGTAAATGTTATTGTAGCTGTTCCAGAAGATTGAAACCCACCAAATGTTACTGCATAATTGCCGCTTAATGTTAATGTTCCGCCAGAGTTTAATAATATCCATGGATAAACCCAACCACCATTACTCGAACCAGTTAAGAATGTTTTGGCAGAAGAGTTTGTAGTTATATAATAACACGTACCTGTTCCAGCTGTTACAGTAAAATATGCAGTAGCACTATTATTAAATGGTGTTGTACCAGTCGCATAAATACTACCACCGTTTAATGTCATGCCTTTAGGATTTGCAGCACCTGCAGAAAAAGCTGAGCATGATACTGTTTGACCATTTAAATTTAAATAACCAGCATATATTTGTAAACTCCCACCAATTGTAAGAGAATCTAATAACGTAAATGTAGAATTATTTGTTGTGGTTCCGGAATACAAATAACAGAAACTACTTACAGTTATTGTTGCTCCGTTCGTTTGAACATTGTAAGAACTTGCGCCACCTGAATATGTTGCACCATTATTATAACCAAGTACAAATTGTGCTGCGTTAAAAGATAATGAACCCTGATTTATAAAATTACCAGAGCAATACATTCCTATGCCAGATACTGTTGTAGAAGCTCCGCTATAATTATAAAAAGAACCACCATACGTTATTGCATTTACGCCAGCAGTTTGAGTTATATTTAAAGTACCATAATTGTAAAAAGAACCGCCAGATTGATAACCAGAAAGATGATTGACGCTAGTACTAGCGCCAGAAAAGGTACATGTACCATTATTTGTAAAAGTATTAAATAACGATGCGCCACTACTACCTGAAGCAAATGTCACTGTACCGCTATTTGTTACTGTACCAATTGTAAGAGAATATGTACCTAAACTAAAAGTAACAGAACCAGCATTAACATTAATCGTACAAGATGGTGCAGTAAATGTAGCACCTAAAGTAACAGTATAAGTTGATGCTCGATCAAAAATTAATGTATCGCCAGTTGTTGGTGCAGTAGTATTTGCTGGCCCGCCTGATGACAAAGACCAATTAGCTGCTGTAAGAAAAACTCCACCAGTAGTTAAACGCCAATACTTTGTTGCCATTAAGCTGTACTCGTATCAGTATTTGACGTAGTATCAGTATCATCTACTACTTGACTAGCAGCAATTACAAAGGCGTACCACTTATCATACCTGTCCTGTTTCATTTGTTGAATTTGTTCAGGTGTATATGAATTATACTCATCGGCGGGCATAAGAATTGAACATGTAAATCTAAAACTACCATCTGGTTGCGACATTTCAAAATTATCAGAAATAAGATTTGTAATAGCCATAATGTATACTCCTATTTTATGCTTGTGTTCCAACTGCGATAACATCCCAGTAAGATTCGTCTGAATTATATACACAACCAATATATGTTACTTTATTGACTGTAGTTGTTGTTGGTAATGTTGTACCAAGAATACGAAAAGAACCTGAACCTGTAGTTGTCCAGGTTAGTGTTTGAGCAGTACCGTTATCTTTAATTCTAAACATTAACTTAGTACCATTAGTTGGTAAAAACGTTGAAGCATTAATTGTCAGTGTTGCAGCTAATGCTGTAAATACATACAAATCATATGATGCTGTGGTTGGTGTAACAGAAGAAGCAGATGCTGTGCTTGATACTCTCGGTGTATACTGACCGCTACTAGATGCTGCCGCCCAATAAGTAGCGCTACCATTAGATGTCAATACCTGACCAGTCACACCATTAGAACTATTAGCAGTGAGCGAACCAGTAATAACAATATTATTTACTGATATTGATTGCCCATTTGAAAATCCACCACCAGTTCCAGAACCAGCTGATCCTGTGTAACCAATATTTCCTATAGAACCAGAATAACCTAATGAACCAACATACCCAGTTCCGATTGATCCCGTATAACCAGAAGAACCAGCATATCCAACGCCAACAGAACCTGTATATCCGGTCGATCCAAATGATCCTGTGTAGCCAAGATTTCCTTGTGATCCAGTATATCCAGTTCCACCTTGTGATCCAACAAACCCTGAGTTTCCTGTTGTTCCTTGAGTTCCTTGTGATCCAGTAAATCCAGTTCCACCACTTGTTCCCGCAGAACCTACAAATCCAGTTGAACCCCAATATCCTTGAGAACCTTGCGAACCAACAAACCCTACTGATCCTGCATAACCAAGATTGCCTTGCGAACCAACAAAACCTGTTGTTCCTTGCGAACCAACAAAACCTGTTGTTCCTTGTGATCCAACAAATCCAGTTGTTCCTTGTGATCCAACAAATCCTGTTGATCCAGCATAGCCTAAATTGCCTTGTGAACCAGCGTATCCAAAATTACCTTGTGATCCAACAAATCCAGTTGTTCCTTGTGATCCAACAAATCCAGTTGTTCCTTGTGATCCAACAAATCCTGTTGATCCAGCATAGCCTAAATTGCCTTGTGATCCGGCATAACCAAGATTTCCCTGTGATCCGACAAATCCTGTTGTTCCTTGCGAACCGGCATATCCTTGATTACCTTGTGATCCAGTATATCCCAAATTACCTTGTGATCCAGTAAATCCTGATATACCTGTTCCCCAAAATACACCACCAGTAGAATTTGCTTTCAATACTTGTGTGTCAGTTCCATAAGAACCATTTGCAGATATTTTATAATTTGTAAATGTTATAGTTGAATTATTAACTGAAAAATTTGATCCAAGATTTATAGATGAAGTAGCACCAGTTAAAGCTAGACCACCGGGAGTCAGATTTGTATATACAGTGTTATTGCCCATCTGAAGAAGTGATGCATTAGCAAAAAACAAATCAGTCTGTGTTGCAAATATACTTCCTTGTGGAGCATATATTGAACGACCACCGGGTCCATTCACGCCGGGATCACCAAGAGCAATAAATGCAGATGTAAGTTGACCGGGAATATTATAATAAGGCGAAATTGTTACTAAGTTTGCAGCATCACCAAGTGTTCCAACATTGATAGAATTTGATGATAGAATACCATTTGAAGTATTAAGAACAGTATTAAAAGTATATGTTCCAGTTAAAGTATATGTTCCAGAAGTATTGACATAAGCTGCAGCTGCAACACCACCAAGATAAGATGCATTATTAGCAGAAAGTAAAGCAACATTACCAGCTAATCCAGATATTGCCTGATAACTTGATAAATCTGTACCAATAGTCAAAGTTTTTGATATACTATTAGTAGTCAGAATGACTGCGTATCCATTTGCAACTGTAAGAGTATCTTCACCAAATGCAGTTATTATACTTTGACCAGCGACATTGATATACTTATATCCAGACCCAAGACTTACAAATACATTTCCAGAACCCTGATCCGTTACATGAAGACCAGTAGATTCATCAAAATTAATTCCAGTAATTCCAGAAACAGAAGTATTAACTGCTCCCCCATTACCATTGGTGCTTCTTACAGTAACAGAAGGAAGTGTTGACCAATATACTTTATTAGAACTTCCGTTTGATGTTAATACTTGTCCAACACTTCCAGAAGTACTACCAGCAATAATTTCAGAATTTATAACAAGATTTGCATTATGTGTATATACACCCGTGATAGTATATGCACCAGAAGTATTAGTATAATAACTTGCTGCTACACCACCAAGATAAGATGCATTATTAGATGTTACTGCATTATTAACATTTAAATTAACTTCTGATTTATTATTTAAATAAGATGCATTATTAGATGTTACTGCATTATTAACATTTAAATTAGCTTCTGATTTATTATTCAAATAAGAAGAATTGTTTGCTGTTACTGCATTATTAACATTAAGATTGCCTTCAGTTTTTCCAAAAGCATATGTAGAATTATTTACATTAAGATTGCCTTCAGTTTTTCCAAAAGCATATGTTGTATTGTTTGCAGTTCCAGAATAATTAGTCGAAGTTGTTGTAGTAAATATTGTAGAGTTACCAGCAATAAAACTATTTGCTTGAATAATACCAAGTGTAAGACCAGCAGGGTCTCCGGCTGCAGCATCTGTCGAATTGTTATAATAAGTTAAAACAGAATTTGCTGGATTTATAACAAGCAAAGCTTGTCTATCTTGTGTATCAAAATAATGGAAAGCAGTACCAACTAATCTTCCATCATTTCCTGTAAGAGGAGCAAGATTTGCTGCAGTATGAAGACTTATAACAGCGTCTTGAACAATAAGATTGTTTGCACCAATAATAAAAGTATTTCCAGTAAATGTTAAGTTGCCACCTATGGAAACATTTCCAGAAACAGTAAGATTATTATTAATAACTACTGCACCGCCATATGTTGCACCAGAAAGAGCAGCATAATTTGCAAGATTTGCTTGTAACTGTGAGTTAGAAACAACATTTGCAGCTGAAACATCGCCAACATATGCTGTATTATTAGAAGTTAAATTTGATACACTAGATGAAAGACCAGATATTGTTTGATAATTTGCTAAATTTGCAATTAATTGTGCGTTAGAAACAACATTTGCAGCCGAAACCGCACCAACAAACAAAGTATTATTGGCTGTTCCAGTAAATGAAGTTGCATTAACAACGCCATTAACGTATAATCCTGTAGTATTAGCAATTGCCATAACAATATTAGCAACACCACCAGTATATAATGTCAAACCATCAGCTGATCCAACAGATATTCTACCATTTCCAGTAATATAATCCATAACAATGCCATCTCCGTAAACAGGAGAACCAGCAAAAGTTGAATTTGAATAGAACCCATTTCCAGAAACAATTTCATTATTTACAGCAAGAACACCATTAACAATAAGATTTGCATTATGAGTATGAACACCAGTTATTGTATAAGAACCAGACGTATTAATATAAGATGCTGCAGCAACACCACCAAGATAAGATGCATTATTAGCAGAAAGTAAAGCAACGTTACCAGAAAGACCAGCAGTTGTTTGATAATTTGAAAGATTACTTGATAGTTGTGAAGTATTTACATAGAATTGATTGCTGACATACAATACTGCATTAGAATATGCTGCAGATGCATTTGCAGTTATTGCTGTATTTACAAGTCCAATTACTGTATCAGTATGATAGACTGAATTGCTATACGCTGCAGATGCATTTGCAGTTATTGCTGTATTTACAAGACCAATTACTGTGTCCGTGTGAGCAACAGAGTTTGAATATGCTGCAGATGCGTTTGCAGTTATTGCAGTATTGACTAAACTAATCTTAGTATCTGTGTAAAGAACAGAATTACTGTATGCAGTAGAAGAATTTGATGTAATAGCAGTATTGACTAACCCTATTACTGTATCAGTATGATAGACTGAATTGCTGTACGCTGAACTTGCATTAGCAGTGATTGCAGTATTGACTAAACCAATTACAGTGTCTGTGTGAGCAACAGAGTTTGAATATGCTGCAGATGCGTTTGCAGTTATTGCAGTATTGACTAAACCAATTACTGTGTCAGTGTGATAGACTGCATTTGAATAAGCAGTAGCAGAATTTGCAGTGATTGCAGTATTGACTAAACCAATTACAGTGTCTGTATGAGCAACAGAGTTTGAATATGCTGCAGATGCGTTTGCAGTTATTGCAGTATTGACTAAACCAATTACTGTATCAGTATGATAAACCGAATTACTATAAGCAGATGATGCGTTTGCAGTGATTGCAGTATTGACTAAACCAATTACTGTGTCGGTGTGATAGACTGCATTTGAATAAGCAGTAGCAGAATTTGCAGTGATTGCAGTATTGACTAAACCAATAACAGTATCAGTATGATAGACTGAATTGCTATATGCTGAACTTGCATTTGCAGTTATTGCAGTATTTACATAACCAATAACAGTGTCTGTATGATTTACTGAATTACTGTAAGCAGCTGATACATTTGCAGTTATTGCAGTATTGACTAAACCAATAACAGTATCAGTATGATATACAGAGTTAGAATATGCTGCAGATGCATTTGCAGTTATTGCAGTATTTACATAACCAATAACAGTGTCTGTATGATTTACGGAATTTAAATAAGAAGTTGCTACACTTGTTGATATATAAGTATTTACTAATCCAATCTTAGTATCTGTGTAAAGAACAGAATTAGCATATGTAGTATTTAAATTAGCTGTTAATAAAGTAGTGTTGGTATAATATGCTAGATTACCAGACAGTTGTGAATTTGAAACAACATTTGCAGCTGAAACAGAGCCAACATAAAGAGTATTGTTAGCGGTTCCAGCAAAAGAAGAATTCCAATATATTCCACCAGTAGAATTTGATGTTAGTATTTGTGCAGATGTTCCAAGTTGATTATTGGCATATATTTCATTTACTTTTAATGTACCAGCTGGATTTCCATTTATATCGAGAAATTCTAATTTGCTAGAAGTAAGATTAAAGTAAGATGAGTTGTTGCCTAATTGTATTTGTGAACTGTTTGCAAAAAAGAAAGTTTGTGGTGTAGCATAAGGACTACCTTGTGGAAAAAACCATGGATATGTTCCAGGTCCATTTTGCAAAGTATTGACGCCATATCCCAATCCTATAGTTGGACCGGTTATTTGTGAATTATTATTTGTAAGATTTGCAGATAAAATATAACTTGTGGATGATACTGTATTTGATACAGTTAGTGTATTGCTTGATGAATTGAAAGTAAAACCGGGGCTACCATTAGCAACACCATTATTATTAAATACAACTTGAGAATCAGAACCAGCTATAGGACCATACGAACCAGTATATCCTTGTGAACCAGTATATGCTCTTGATCCTGTATAACCTATGACAGTACTTTGTGATCCAGTATAACCACGTATACCTCCATAAGGAAGATCAGACCAATGTGTTAAACCATCACCAACTTTAAATAAAGAAGTATCTATTTCAATCGCCAATTCTGCAAGTGCCAATATTGTATTAGCTGCAGCCCATTGAGCAGAAGTACCTCTTCGTAATTGTATTTGAATTGCCATTTATTTACCCATAAATTGATACTATATTTATAATCAGGTTTTTAAACACCACCAGCATCTATCGGATTTATTCCGCCATAATTTGTTGTTGGATCCCCACCATCTAAATTAAAATATGAACCAACAGTAGACCAATAAACATTAGAACCAGTAGTAGTCAATACTTGCCCATTTGTTCCTGTACTATTGTTTGCTGTAAATGAACCAGCAATAATAAAATTATTTACAGAAATAGATTGACCATTTGAAAATCCACCAGTTCCACCAGACCCAACATAACCAATAATTCCTTGTGAACCAGAATACCCAATGCCTTGTGAACCAGTATATCCAGCTCCAACCGAACCTGTATAACCTAGTGCTGCATATTCGCCGGGAATACCTTGTGATCCAACATATCCAATAATTCCTTGTGATCCATCATATCCTAATGAACCAGTATAACCATTTGAACCATCATAACCAATAATGCCTTGATTGCCTTGTGAGCCAGTATAACCCAGTGCTGCATATTCACCGGGAATACCTTGATCACCCTGAGAACCAGCATATCCTTGATCACCTTGTGAACCAGTATATCCTAATGCAGCATATTCGCCGGGATCACCCTGATCACCTTTTGGTCCTCTTAATCCCTGTGATCCATCAAATCCTTGAGAACCAACGTATCCAACATAAGCAGCTGCACCATCAAGACCAGCCGAACCAGTATATCCTAATGCAGCATATTCGCCGGGATCACCTTGATCACCCTTTGATCCTACATATCCAATAGAACCAGTATATCCAGCTCCTATAGAACCTGAATAACCAATTGCTGCAAATGCACCGGGAATACCTTGCTCACCTTGTGAACCAGAGTAACCAATATTGCCCTGCGAACCAGCATATCCTAGTGCTGCATATTCACCAGCAATACCTTGTGATCCAACATAACCAACAACACCTTGATCACCTTGTGAACCAGTATATCCTAATGCTGCATATTCGCCGGGATCACCTTGATCACCTTTAGAACCAGTATAACCAAAATCACCATGGTCGCCTTGCGAACCAGAATAACCTAACGCTGCATATTCGCCGGGGATACCTTGTGATCCAACATATCCTAATGATCCAGAGTATCCAAAATATCCTTGAGACCCAACATATCCTAGAATTCCCTGCGAACCAGTATATCCTAATGCAGCATATTCGCCGGGGATACCTTGTGATCCAGAATAGCCTAGTGATCCAGAATAACCAATATCACCGTTTGAACCAACATAACCAATAGCTGCAGCTTCGCCGGGAATACCTTGTGAACCAACATATCCAACATTTCCTTGCGAACCAGAATAACCTAATGCAGCATATTCGCCGGGGATACCTTGTGAACCAACATAACCAACATAACCTTGTGATCCATAATATCCTTGCGAACCAGAATAACCAAGATCACCTTTTGATCCAGTATAACCTCTAGCTCCTAAAAATCCTTGTGATCCAACATATCCAACATAACCTTGTGATCCATAATAACCTTGTGATCCAGTATATCCTTTATCGACAGATGCGCCATCGAGACCAGCTGAACCTGTATATCCAAATGAACCATTATAACCGACTAACCCATCAGTTCCTTGTGAACCAGTATATCCCATACCGGCAAATAAACCATCAATACCTTGTGATCCAGTATAACCAAATGAACCGTTAAACCCTAGTGATCCAGAATAACCAGAAATGCCATCCACACCTCTAGAACCAACATATCCAGCACCAGTTGATCCTGTATATCCTACTGAACCATCATATCCTTTAGAGCCAACAAATCCTGCACCTCTAGAACCAGTAAATCCATTTGATCCATTATATCCTGCAGAACCATTATATCCTCTAGACCCCATATAACCATAAACAGTAGTCCAATAGGTGCTAATTCCATTTGAGGCTAGTATTTGACCAGGCAAACCAATACTATTATTAGCATAAAGTGTATTTAAATAAAGATAGCCATGAACAGAAAGATCACCACCATGATCAATAAGTGATGATGATATTATTGTATTAGTTAACCCGTTAGTAGTATCAGCTAATAGTATAGTACTACCATTCACAGAAATATATTGTTCTGATAATCCAGCTTGGAATGACGCACTGCTTATTCCAGTTGGTGAAATAATAGTTGTCTGTGTAGTATTGCCAATACTAAGTGTACTAGAATTTGCAAAGAATAAAGCTGCATCAAGTACTACCTGACCATCTTCATCTTGCAAGGAAGCAATAGTAATACCTCTACCATTGATATATGTCTGTAGATAAGAACCTCTGGTATTAAACTTAGTTCCAGTAGCATCGATAGTAAAGTTACTGAATCCCGGTGTACCTACGAATAGTGAGGTGGGAGTAATTTTTGTAAATGATGTAGAATTACTTACAGCAACATAAATTGGATTTGATATAGTAGTTGTTGCGCCAGTAACACGGACATTAGAAACAATTGGAATAGAAGAATACGCAGATGTCGTAATTGGTGTTTTTTGAATAACAACATATGTAAATCCTACTCCTCCTAAAGAAGAAACATTTACAGATTTTGCTGCTACTGCAGTAGTGCCAGATGCTTTAGAATATAAAGTTACCGCAACAGAAGTTGATGAAGGAATAGAAACAATTTGATATGGTTTTGGACCACCTGAAGCATCACTGAATGGGAAAGCACCTTTCAACGCATTTCCATTATTATCCAAAACAATATAACTTGGATAATTTGGTGATTGAATATACAAATAATCAGAAATATTTAAAGCATGAGGACTGCTAAAAGTAATTTTTAATAATACTTGACCAGAATAACTACTTGGATATGCATCATTTGAAAATGTTGTTATAGCATATGAAACTGCATCTTTAGTTGGATCATAAATTGTAAATGCATTATATGCAGGATCAACACTATCAATAGCAACAGAAGAATAATTATATGGTCCTGCTTTAATAGTAGTTGATGAAATACCAGTAATACTTACAACATCACCAGGATTATAATAATTAGTTCCAGCTGTATAATATGTTACATAACCTTGATTTCTTGATAGATATTTTAACTGAAGATTTGTTGCAGTTTTAGAAGATGTTAATGCAAAACTAAAAGTATTTTGTGACCCAAATTCAGTTATATTAAATGAAGGTAAATTATCAATATAATAAAACCCAGTGCTTGATATAGTAGCAGAAACACCTCTTACACCTTGTAGTCCATGGTTTTGTGATGTTTGAATAGTAGCAATGCCAGCACCAGATACAGAATAATATGAAACTGGATATGTTAAAATAGTATTATAAAGATTTAATATAGCATTTGCTGAATTATTACCAACAAACAATTCTTGAGTGGTAATAGTAGTATTATTTACTGGGTCAGATGTACTGACGCCAACATCTGATAAAAATGTATTTACTGTTGAGTTACCAGCAAATATTGAAGTTGAGTTGATAGTAAGAGTATTATAAACATCTGTTACTGAAATACTTTGAGATGTGAGATATTGAAAGCTACCAAAATATGATCTTAAATCTGATTGTGTCGCACCAATATGGCTCCATGACATTGCAACATTATCATAAATTTCAAGAGTATTTACTTCATAGTTATATCTTATAGCACCATTTGCTGTACTTGTTGGTGTGTATCTTCCAGTATTTGAAGAAGGAAAATATATTACTTGTGAGTTAGAAAAATTAATTGCATTAATAGAAAGTTGAATAACGTTGTCAACAATTAAAGTATTTGAAACAAATAGATTATTTCCTACATTAAGAACATTTGCAACAGTAAGAGTGTTTCCAGTAAAAGTAAATGATGCATAGGAATTAATTAATCCCATATCATTTATTAGTACTTGAGTATTGGAACTATTTTTTAAAGTTAAATATGATCCTGAACCAGTATATCCTACAGAACCAATTGATCCCCAATATCCTTGTGATCCGGCATATCCAATACCAACTGACCCCCAATATCCTTGAGAACCAGCGTACCCAATACCAACTGAACCCCAATACCCTTGTGATCCAGCATAACCAAGAATACCTTGATCACCTTGTGAACCAGCATAACCAAGAATACCTTGATCACCTTGTGAACCGGCATAACCAATACCAACTGAACCCCAGTAACCCTGTGAACCAGCATAACCAAGAATACCTTGATCACCTTGTGAACCGGCATAACCAATACCAATTGAACCCCAGTAACCCTGTGAACCAGCATAACCAATAGAGCCCCAATAACCTTGAGAACCTGAGTATCCAGATGAACCGAAAGAACCAGTATATCCTATTACTGTGCTTTGTGAACCGGTATATCCAAAATTACCTTTTGATCCAGTATAACCTAATGAATTGAAAAATCCAACAGAACCGGTGTAACCAACACCAGCATAAGCACCATCAGCACCTCTTGATCCTTGAAATCCTGTATTTCCTTTTGAACCAGTATAACCTAAAGAACCATCATAACCTTGTGCGGCAGACTGACCAGAAATACCCTGTGGTCCTTGAGAACCAGCATATCCAACAAAACCTTGTGAACCCCAATAACCTTGTGAACCAGCATAACCAATACCAATTGATCCCCAATAACCTTGCGAACCAACATATCCAACAATACCTTGATCACCTTGTGAACCGGCATATCCAATACCAATTGATCCCCAATATCCTTGTGATCCAACTGAACCCCAATAGCCTTGTGATCCAGCATACCCAATACCGACTGAACCCCAATAACCTTGTGAACCAGCATAACCAATACCAATTGATCCCCAATAACCTTGCGAACCAACATATCCGACAACACCTTGTGAACCCCAATAGCCTTGTGATCCAGCATACCCAATACCGACTGAACCCCAATATCCTTGTGATCCAGCATATCCGCCAACACCCTGTGATCCCCAGTAACCCTGTGAACCCCAATAGCCTTGTGAACCAGCATAACCAATACCGATTGAACCCCAATAGCCTTGTGAACCAGCATATCCTAAAGAATCGAAAAACCCTATTGAACCAGTGTACCCTGTGTTTCCTCTTGCTCCTGCAGCACCTGTTTGGCCAGGAACACCTTGAATTCCACCTATACCTTGAATTCCTTGTTGACCTTGCGATCCAGTATATCCTATTACTGTACTTTGTGATCCGGCATACCCAATACCGACTGATCCCCAATATCCCTGAGAACCAAAATAACCTTGTGAACCAACATAACCGACAACACCTTGAGAACCAGTGTATCCGATAGAACCAGTTGAGCCCCAGTATCCATAAGAACCTGTATATCCTATTACTGTGCTTTGTGATCCAACATATCCGACAACACCTTGTGATCCTGTATAACCTGTTGAGCCCCAGTATCCATAAGACCCAGTATAACCTGTTGAACCCCAGTAACCCTGCGATCCAACATACCCTACAATACCTTGTGATCCAGAATAACCTATTGAGCCCCAGTATCCATAAGAACCGGTATATCCTATTACTGTGCTTTGCGATCCAACATACCCTATGACACCTTGTGATCCTGTATAACCTGTTGAGCCCCAATAACCGTAAGAACCGGTATAACCGACTGATCCCCAGTAACCCTGCGATCCTGTATAACCAAAAATACCTCGTGATCCTGTATAACCTGTTGAACCCCAGTATCCATAAGAACCGGTATAGCCTAAAACACCCTGTGAACCAACATATCCTACAACACCTTGTGATCCTTTATAACCAGTATCGCCTTTATCTCCTTTATCGCCAGTTCTATCAAAAACTATAATAACTTCTGTGCCGTCAGTAAATGTTCCAGGTCCAGAAAGATAATTTATGTTTATATAAAATACACCAGTACCTGAATCATAAAATGATGTTGATGTGAGAGAATATAAAGCAAAATTAGCATTATTTGCTTTTGATGTAATCGTAAAATGGCCTTTGATAGAAGATGTAGAATCAGCTATCGTATTTAAAAAACTATAAAGTAAAGTATTATTGATATCATATTGATCAATTTGAAGTTGATTACTAGGATTTATGTAAATATTACCAACAGTTCCCGGTGCTGCGGTAGAACTAAACATATAATCAAATGCTATGCCACCATAATCACCTTGAAATCCTCTAGAACCAACATAACCTTTATCGCCAAGTTCGCCCTGTGATCCAGTAAATCCAGATGATCCTGTATATCCAATTGTTCCTTGATCACCTTGCGGACCCAAATCACCGGGGAAACCTTGCAATCCTCTCGAACCAGCAAATCCATTTGATCCTGTATAACCAACAGAACCGGTGTATCCTTGCGAACCAATATACCCCGTAGCTCCAGTAGACCCTTGATAACCAGTCGCACCAGATGAACCTTGAAATCCTAATGAACCTTGAAACCCAACATCACCAACAGTTGTCCAACGTTTTCCATCAAAACGCCATGTTCTACCAGCAGTAACTGTTACTTGATCAACATAAGGATTTGGCGGAAAATAGATTGTCATTTTTTAGGAAATACCTTTTTTAATTTATATTGTATTTATGAACCCAAATAAATTATAAATGAAATTCCATAATATGATGGCTCGTAATTTATAATACCAGACCCAGAATGGTTATGAGATACTTGTCCAGCAACATGATTAGCATCATATCTTCCATCATATCTAATACTAGCAGCACCAGAATAAGAATGATCGTGAATATTACTAGCAGTAGATAAAGTATAAGTATAATTATATCTATTAAAATCAAATGATGTAGCATTATTTACGTTATGTTGAGATGCACTTAATTGAATATATCTATTGGATAAATCTGGTGTTTTATAAGAACCAATAGTTTGCCCATTACATAGATACCATCCAATAGGCAAATTTGTTGTATTTGAATCTGAGTAACCAATAATCATCCCATATGTAATTCCAGTATTTTTATTTGCTTTATATACCCTCAAAATTGTTCTTTTTAATTCAATTGAAGCCGATAATGTTGTTTGCGAAACACCATGAGAATGGTTTCCTGAAGATTGATATGAATAAAAAGAATAAGATGCAGTACTTAGGGCAGAGTATCCGTTTTCTTTGGCTCCATTGCCATGAGTATGTGCTCCAGCTGTTGATACAGTCGTTAATGTTGCACTAGATGTCGAATAACTATTTGCACCATATATTCCACTATTACTTGTAAAATTTGATGAAAGCCAACTTGCACTGCCAGAAATTAAAAAACAATTATTTGCATTAGTTACTAATGTATAATCATCAGTTGGATTATTTGTAAAAATAATTGTATTTTTTGGAATTTCTGTTGTAGATTGATTTAATTTATATGACCCGACAACAATTGATTTTGGATATGCTAAATTTATGGCAGATGATGGAGTCATAACAGAATGACTATGATCACCATTAGTAGATGAATAATAATCTTGACTATATGGAACTTTATTATTATTTACAGGTTGTGAAAATTGATATGCATTAGTTGCATTATCTGGAAGAGAATGACCACCAGCAATGCCTGTTGTTGTAATACTATAATCATCTTTTTTAATTGATTGTTTTGTGTTGACTAAATTTGAAACAACAGATTTTATTATAGAGGGAGTCCCATCACTTTGAGACATATCAATAAAATTCCATTTACTTTTATTTTCATAATTTGAAAAATCATTATTTGCAAGAAAAATAACAGCATTAACTGGTAAAGTTGCACCAGACAAATTTGGATTTGATAATGAAAATGATGTGCCTAAAGATTGAAACCCGAACATATTTTAAATGTCCAATAATGGCCAAACCACATCATCAAGACTAGTATATTTTTTTGTTATATCTCTAAGTTGTTGTCTATATGCAAGAAGTTTTTGATATTGATCATTTGTTAAAGTAGTTATGATGCCTAAATCTAATTGATCTTTATGACGAACTACCATCCAATCAGTTTCATATAATTTATTTGTTCTTGAATCTGATAAAGAAGGTAAAGGTGCCAATGCTCCATAACCATCATTATGTGCAGCTTGAATAATTATATCTTTATTATCATTAACCCATTGAATTTCTGGCAAATCTGTTCCAGAAATAACTTCTGGTCCTGATCTTTCTACAACATAGATTGCTCTTTCTGGTTCATAGAACATTAAATGTGTATCCTGAAATGGATATCCAGTCAATGTTTTAAAATTATCTGCGCTACTAAAAAGATGATCAATTCCACTCAAAGAAATGCTGCAACTTCTATTGACAAAATCTAAAGTTACTCTATTAAATTCCATATTATAAATCTCCTATTTAAAAATAATTTTTACCAGAAAGAGTTCCAAACCATGAAGCTCCTTTGTTTGCAGTATAAAATGTAAGAACATCTGTGGCATTTGCTCCAATTGATAATGTTGGAGCAGAGCCAGATGGCCATTTTATAACAGTATCTGCGCTATATGCAAGTGTTCTATTTCCATTGCCATCTTGTGTAACAAACAAAACTAAATTATACCCTCTATTATCTTTCATTCCAGTATTTGAAAATGATAAAGTAAGAGTTGAAATACCCAAAGTTATAAATTGTATATTTCCATTTGCAAGATATAATGTTTTTGGTGATGTAGTAACTGTTCCATAATTTACTACTGCCTCACTATAATTAATCATATCAAGTGAGGTAGCAACAAAAGCATTATTTACAATTGCATTTTGAGCAAACGTAATTGTATTACTGAATAAAAGAGTTTTATTTGGATCAAAAAAACCAAGAGAGCCTGTGTATCCAGCTGTTCCACCATTAATTCCAAGCCATACATTTTGATCTGGAAAATAAGCTGACATAAGACCATCATCAGTATCAAACCAAAGTTCGCCAGCAACTAATGGCGCAGGAACAGTATTTTGGAATACTGCATTTGGCATAGAACCAGTATAACCAATTCCTTGTGAACCGACATAACCTATAGAACCTGTATACCCATCATGCCCAATATATCCAGCAGAACCTGTATATCCTTGTGCTCCACCGGGATCACCTTGTATACCTTTATCACCAACAGAACCAACATATCCAACTGAACCTTGATAGCCCGTATCACCAACTGATCCAGAATAACCAACAGAACTAGTATATCCAACAGAACTAGTATACCCTACTGACCCTCGATATCCAGTATCACCAACTGATCCAGAATAACCAACAGAACTAGTATACCCAACAGAACTAGTATAACCAACACTTCCTTGATAGCCTGTAGAACCTTGATAACCTGCAGAACCTTGAAACCCAGTATCAGGGAAAGAATTCCAACGCTGCCCATCCCATTGCCATGTTTGACCACCAGTGACTGTAGTTTGAAATGGAATAGGATTGGAAGGAAAAAATAATGACATTATTTAAAAATACCTAAATTGTTTTTTAGTATTTATGGAGATGGTAAGTAAACATAATATATTAAATTATAATGATCTGGTTCATATGAAAAAGATGCTCCTGATATACTATGAGTATGATTTACTGATGCAGTATCATGATAATCATTTTCATTTTTAGTAGAAATTGCTTGATATGCACCAGAAGTTCCATGTCTATGAGACCAAGTATTGTTAACAAGAGTTGTATTTAAAAAAGAAATATTATTAATATCATTTGCAGTTATAGGAGTTATGTTATGTGATGATATATCAGAGTTCCCACACATAACATATCTATCAACAAGATTTGGTGTTGTATATCCATTTATTGTTTGTCCATTACAACAATACCAATCAGCTGGAACATTATTAGTATTAAAACCAAATATCATGCCATAAGAAATATATACATTTTGTTGTTGAACAACATATGTTCTCAATTTTACATATTTTTTATTTTGAGTAAACGATATAGTCAAAGTATGAGTATGAGCTTTTGATGTAAAGTCTTGGTTTTGACCTGTTGCTTGCATATAACCATTCCATGATGGTGCATCGGTTCCGCCAGAAGGTGGACCGTGAGTATGATCACCAGATGAAGTACTCGTTCCACTCAAATTAAATGTACTTGAACCGCCTGTAGTTCCCACAAGACTTGTAGAATTTGTTGCATACAAATATAAATTATCATAACTAGATGTTGATGATATTCCATAATCGTTTGTTATATTTGCAGAAAAAACAATTGTTCCTACTGGTAAACTAAATGAACTTGGTGAACCATTATTACGTGTATATAATAAAGTTTTTATATGTGATGGAAAAAATGATGAACTTGAAACAGTATTACTAAAAGCATGACTATGCGAACCACTAGAATATGCAATTGTACTATTTCTTGATATAAAAGTTGATTGTACATATGGTGTTGCATATGTTCCTAATGGAACTGGATCATGTGCTGCATAAGTTCCAGTAGTAAAAGATACAATTGCACTTCCATTAGTATTACTAGTATTTGCATAACTAAAATTTGAATTTCTTGCTTTTATAAGATTATTATTAACACTAGAAACAACCCAATTTGAATCAGAAACAGAATTTATAGTAAAAATAACTATTCCTGAAGCTGAAACTGGAATTTGGCCCAAATGATTATAATTTATAGATAATAAATTTCCAGTTGCACCAAACATTTAATTAATAAAATCCTTTTCCTGCAAAACTAGCATACCACGTTATACCAGAATTAATAGTAAACATTGAAATTAAATCAGCATAATTTGCAGTTATTGAAAATGATGGAGTCAAATTGCCTTGCCATTTTACATTTGTTGGAAATACTATATTTCTTCCACCAATAGAATCTTGCTTGATTAACATTGCAAGGCTATATGATTTGCCACTCTTCATTCCAGTATTTGAAAACCCAAGTGTTAGTGTAGGTGCAGAAACAATCATAGTTTGAATATTGCCATTAGCAACATATAATGATAGTGTTGGTGCAGTAACAGTTCCACAATCATAGACTGTTTCACTGAAATTTACTATTTCAAATGCAGTTCCTATAGTAACATTGTTTACTACTAGATTAGCATTCATAGTAACAGTATTTTGAAAAGTTACTTGAGCATTTGGATCAAAGCCACCAATAGAACCAGTATAACCTATTCTTCCTCTGCCAATACCTAACCACACACCTTGATCTTGAAAATAATAACTGAGAGTTCCATTATTAGTGTCAAACCACAATTGACCATTGACTGGATTTATAGGATATGTAGAAGGAGTTGGCGAAACTGCAGCTGGACCAGCACTTCCTGTATATCCAACGTAGCCCAAAGAACCTTGATAACCAACAGAACCAAAGTAACCAACTGATCCAGAAAAACCAACAGAACTAGTATAACCAACAGAACTTGTATATCCAACGCTTCCTTGATAACCAGCACTTCCCTGATATCCAGCCGAACCAGTAAAACCAACAGAACTAGTATAACCAACAGAACTAGTGTAACCAACACTTCCTTGATAACCAGTATCACCCTGTGATCCATTATAACCTACTGATCCAAAATAACCAGTATCACCCTGTGATCCATTATAACCTACTGATCCAAAATAACCAGAAGAACCAATATAACCATATTCTCCTCTGTATCCTTCACTGCCCTGATAACCAGTCGAACCTGTAAAACCAACAGAGCTAGTATAACCAACAGAACTAGTATAACCTACCGATCCTTGATACCCAACAGAGCTAGTATAACCAACAGAACTAGTATAACCAATGCTTCCTTGATATCCAGTTGTTCCTCTATCGCCAGCACTTCCTTGATATCCAACAACACCCTGTGAACCAATATACCCCATTGATCCAACATAACCAATACCCTGCGATCCAACGTATCCAGTATCGCCTTTATCACCTTTGTCACCAGTTCTAGCAAAAGTAATAATAACTTCTAAGTTATTAGCAAATGATCCAGTACCAGAAACATAAGTTATAGGAACATAAGAATATGAAGATGCTTGAGTATGAGTTCCAACAATAGAAAATAAAGCAAAGTTTTCGGTATTTGCTTTTTCTGTTATGGTAAAGTGACCTTTGATAGTAGATGTAGAATCGTCAATGGTCTGTAAGTAATTTCCTACTGGTATAGCATTGATATCTTCATTGTTAATATAAAGAAATGAAGATAGAGTTATATCAGTCGTATTAAGTTTTAAATAACCAACATTTGTTTCAGATGCTGATGTGTCAGTATCAAATCTATAGTCAAACGCAGCGCCACCAAATGTTCCTTGTGGACCTTGAGAACCAGCATAGCCCTGTGATCCATCATATCCTACAACACCTTGAGAACCAATATAACTAGTTATTCCTCGTGATCCAGTATATCCAATAGAACCAGTATAGCCATTTACAATAAGAATAGGCATAGTTACTAGCCAGTTATCAAATTGCTGACCAGAATTAGAAACTTGTGATATTCTTATATAAACGCCTCTACTATCCTTTGCACCCAAAGGAATAGATGTTACTGTAAATGTTTTCCATCCATCATTTTGATATAAAGCTGGATCGATATATCCCATCGAAGTCCAACTTATACCATCAACAGAATAGTCTATACTTAATCCTTCGTTAAGGTTTGGTAACTCCCCCCATATTCCGCCGCCTTTATAAAAATCAAAAGTAATACCAGAATAGATATTTAAATAACGTTTAAATGCCGATACTATTGATCTAGAAAAATTATTACCAAACCATGCAACATTTCCAATATGACTTGTTGGCGAAGATATAAAATTACTTACATCATCTACGATAGTGTTATTTAATGTAAATGTATCTGGATTATCAAAATCCATAAGTCTTTCAAAATAAGTTGAACCAGACGAACCACGATATCCTATTGAACCAGTATATCCTAATGATCCAGCATATCCTTTTGATCCAGCAAACCCGACAGAACCAGTATAACCAATCGAACCAGTATATCCTAATGATCCAGCATATCCTTTAGAGCCAACATATCCCATGGAAGATGTAGGAACGAAAACTACATCTACCGGAGTGTTAGGGAATATACCATTATAATCACCAGATACATATTGAACAGTTAATGGAACATAATTATATTGCGAGCTAGAAATTGTTACAAGAGAAGTATTATCTATAACATTATAAACAAGAACATTTCCATTTGTTATGGAACTGATATATAATTGACCTTTTATTAAATTTGAAACATTATTTACAAAATTTATTAATGTACTTGGCACATAAACATTAAATAAATCATATTGATTCAATTCAATTCTAGTAACTAATGATGGGTCTGAATTATTAAATTGTAAATGATTTGGAAGGGCAAAACTGAAATTTCCTCCAATTCCTTGTCCAGCCCCAGCCATTCCTATAAATCTAAACCCAGTAGTTCTACCTAATGAACCAGTATAACCAATAACACCTTGTGAACCAACATATCCAACAATTCCTTGTGAACCAGTGTAACCTAATGATCCATCATAACCTAATGATCCTGTATAACCAATAACACCTTTTGAACCAGTATAACTTTGCGAGCCAGTATAACCAATAACACCTTGTGAACCAACATACCCTGTTGTACCTTGCGGACCAGCAACCATACTTGCAGAACCAGTAAACCCAATCGAACCAGTATATGCTCTTGATCCATCATAACCTAATGGACCTTGAATACCTTGAATGCCTTGATTGCCTTTTGATCCAGCATAACCTGTTGGTCCAGTTGCACCAGCCAACGTAAAAATGATATCCGATTGTCCAAATGCATATGGCGCACCATTCCAGCCACTGACAAATTCAACAGAAAATTTAAAATAATAATGTGATGGAGCAGGATTTACTAAATCTGCAACTGCTGAACTTGTTACTCGAAATATGGTAGAATATACAGGAGAATCTTTACTAGCTATAACTAGTAAACCTCTTACTGAAGTGTTTATCGAATTAATAAGAGAACCAAGATATTGCCATGCATAAATTCCTGCAGTATCATAAACATTAAACTCAAGACTTGTTGAGTTTAATAAAGATGCATCATTAAATTGCATATCTCCAGCTTCAACAACTTGTCCTGTCGCATAAGTTCCTACAGACCCACCAGACCCGCCAATATAATAAGAAACAGACCCACCTGTTCTACCAGCAATACCTTGCGAACCAACAAACCCAGTTCCGCCTTGTGAACCAGCATATGCTCTTGATCCGGTAAATCCTGTTCCACCAGTATTTCCTTGTGAACCAACAAATCCTGTTCCACCTCTTGAACCAGAATACCCTATTTCACCTTTTGAACCAGTATATCCTAATCCACCTTGAGGACCAACTGCAGTACTTGCAGAACCAGTATATCCAGAACCTTGTGAACCAACATACCCTACTGCTCCAGAAGAACCTTGTGATCCAGCATATCCTGTAATACCCTGTGATCCTTGTGAACCAACAAATCCTGTTCCACCTTGTAAACCAGTATCACCTTTTGAACCGGAATCACCTTTCGAACCAGTATAACTTTGCGAACCAGAATACCCGATAACACCTTTTGAACCAGTATATCCTACACCCTGTGATCCAGCATATCCAACTGATCCAACATCACCTTTTGAACCAGTATATCCAACTCCAACTGAACCTGAATAACCTACACCCTGTGATCCAGCATATCCAACTGATCCAACATCACCTTTTGAACCAGTATATCCAACTCCAACTGAACCTGAATAACCTACACCCTGTGATCCAACATATCCCAATGAACCAGAGAAACCTATAATTCCTCTTGAACCAGTATATCCCACACCCTGAGAACCATCATAACCTAATGAACCGGTATATCCTGTTCCACCTAATACGCCATCTTTTCCTGCAGAACCAGTATATCCTGATGATCCGACATATCCATCTCCAGATGAACCGGCATAACCAATACCAATTGATCCAGTATAACCTAATGATCCAACGTATCCTAGTGATCCAACATACCCTGTATTTCCAGTAAATCCTCTTGGTCCAGTATCGCCTTTTGAACCAGAGTAACCAATACCTTGTGAACCAACATATCCAACAATACCTTGAGAACCATCGTATCCTTGTGCTGCAGCTTGGCCGGGAATACCTTGAGAACCAGCATATCCTAATTCACCTTGATACCCCGGTGGTCCTTCAACGCCTTGATCACCCTGTGAACCAGTAAATCCGGTTGGACCTGCACTTCCATATGAACCAACAAATCCTGTCGATCCAGCATAACCTAATGATCCAGTATATCCTTGATCAGCTGCAGCGCCAGCTTCTCCTTTAGAACCAGTATATCCTACAACACCATCGATGCCCGCTCTTCCTTCAGAACCAACAAATCCTGTAGAACCAAAAAAACCTGTTAATCCTTTTGAACCGGTATATCCAATACCTTTAGAACCAGAAAATCCTATTGGACCTGCGCTTCCTTGCGAACCAGCATATCCAGTATCACCACCAGCATTTCCATCTGGTCCTTGATTGCCAGTAGAACCTGTATAACCGGTATTACCTAATAAACCAACTGATCCTTGATAACCAACATTTCCTTGTGAACCTACAAATCCAGAATGACCTCGTGAACCATCAAACCCTGTAGAACCTTGATATCCTACAGAACCATCATACCCCGGTCCACCAAATCCTATAGGACCAGCTGGTCCTTGATTGCCAGTAGAACCTTGATAACCGACATCACCTTGTGAGCCAAAATACCCTTCTGAACCTCTATATCCTGTTAGTCCATGGAATCCTACAGAACCTTGATAGCCAACATCACCTTGTGATCCAGAATAAGCAACACCAGCCGAACCTGTATAACCAGCTGGCGCATCTATCATCAAACTAGTTATAAGATAATTATCTTTTCCTGGTCCACTATTTGCATTTTGAATATAACGGAAATATACACCCTTTAAAGTTTTTGCACCATCAGGAATTTTAAATGTTATTGGATTCCATTGACCAATAACCATTTTTGATAAATCAATAGTAAATGCAGTTACCCAACCAGCTGTTATATTATAATCTAATGAATATTCAATAATGATTGGATTTGCTGGAACACCACCCCAGACGCTATCACCGGGGAAAAATGAAAATGAAAGAGTAGAAAATCCATTCAAATAAGTTTTTATTAATGATTCAACAGTTCTTTCATATGAAAAATTATCTGTTGGTCCATCAAAAAATGCTACATTTCCAATATTAGAATCATCAATAGTGTTTCCAAGAGTTGATTTATAATTTGTAGCAATATCAACTGCAGTTCCATGTAAAAGAACATAAGATGAAGGAACATCAAGATCGATTGCTGTTGTTGAACTAGAACCTCTTGGTCCAGTTATTCCTATAGCACCTTGAGCGCCTCTAGAACCTATGTAACCTACTGCACCTCTATCACCATGCGAACCAGTGAATCCAGCTGCACCATTAAATCCTCGATCACCTTTAGAACCAGCATATCCTCTATCACCACCGGGTGGTCCTTGAACACCAATAGAACCTTTATAACCAACTGATCCGACAGAACCTTGATAGCCAACATCACCTTGTGATCCGGTATAATTTATACCAGCAGAACCAGTATAGCCAACACCAATAGAACCAGTATATCCTGAAGAACCATCATAACCTAATGATCCTACGTATCCAGTAGAACCAGTAAACCCAACATCTGATTGTAATTTAAGCCAACGTTCACCATCCCATTCCCATGTGGCACCACCTGTTGTGGTTTGATCACCAATCTGTGGATTGGGTGGAAAGAACATATTTACCATTTATGTATGTAGTCCTCTAATAGGAATAACTAATTCTCTAAACGTTGAATCCATTGCTGTTAAACCAAGGTCATCAATGTATTTATTTGCAATTTTAATAGCTCCTAATTGATTTGGATGAAGACCATCTGATTGATATAAATTTGAAGTCATATTCAATGTACTCAAATCTACGCAATGCAATTTTAAATTATTTGCTACATTTTTTACTGCTTTAGCATAATTAGCATAAGGTTCTACTTGTGGAAATCCAGTATTAGTTGGTATAAGAGGAACAGTTAAAACAACATCAACACTTGGAATAATTTCATGTAATTGAGAATCTGTTGATGCAGTCATCAATTCAGTTGCTAATTGTGTTAAATCAGCTTGATACTGTGCAGAAGTTTTATTTCTTGTAAGAATATCATTGATTCCAGCTGAAATTACAACTGTTGGTTTTGCATTACCATTTGATGGGTCATCATAAAATGTTTTATACATAATACTTCTTTTTATTTCATCCGATTTACCAAGATAATCTTCTATTGCATAAGAATTTCTTCCCATTACTTGTATTTGTATATTTGAAAATTCTGAACCTACATAAGGAGAATAATTAAATGAAATTGAATATATTTTTAAATTTCCAATTGTAGTTTGTATTTTAATGTGATCTACAGTTACTGTAGAAGTTGATGGTATACCTGTAGGAATTGAATGATATGGCTCAACAATACTATTTGGACTAGATGTGTTAGTGGTAGTCGAAAATGCGTATTCATATAAATTTACATTATTTGAATCATAAAAAGATATAGTCCCAGCACTAGGAAAAGTTCCAGCAGGAACAAAAGAATTGCCTTGATATCCACCAAGAACAATATAAAAATATTTTGTGTTTATACTATTTAAAAAAATGGATATATATTCATTTTCAGGAATCTGTATCATTGGATCACGATATGAAGAATTTTTAGTTCCTTTGAAACCAGAAAATGGACCTTCGTTTATATACTGAACGCCAGATGATGCAGTAAATTTAACATTTCCATTAAATCCTCCATTAAATGGATTATCAGTTCCATCATCATACATTAATGTTCTTGTAACACCTGTTACTGACATTGGAGACCAAAATCCAAAAGCACCATCATTTGTTCTTACTCCATCCACATGTTGTTGAATTATCTGCGACCATTGTTGAAATAATGGTAAACCATTCCCCCATGTTATGGAATCACCTAAAAAAACTATACTTTTTGAAAAATTATCAACATATGCTGGTTTTTGATAAATTTGTTGCCAAACACCATTTACATTTACCCAACCAGAATTCATATTTTCCCATTTTCCATTAATATTATAACTGACGGAAGTAGATTCTGAAGAATTTACTTTAGGAGCAAGTGGAATAAACTCGCCATTTTCACTTATAAAAAAATATATTGGCATTATACTGTATACCTATACCAAAAATCTCCATTATTACCACCAGATGGTAATAAAGTAGAAACAGTTATTCCTGAAGTTCCTGCAGAGCCAGTGTATCCAAGATTACTACTTCCACCACCAGTTCCAGAAGAACCGGTGTATCCAATAACACCAATAGAACCTGTATAACCAATACCTTTAGAACCTGTATAACCTATTGAGCCTGTATACCCATTTCCAGTTCCACCACCAGTTCCAGATGATCCTGTATATCCAACACCAATAGAACCAGTATATCCTACTGATCCAGTTCCACTGCTACCAGATGATCCTGTATATCCAACTGGACCCGCAACAGTACTAGGAAGACCAATAGAACCAACATATCCTACCGATCCAGTATATGCTTGTGAACCCGTATATCCAAGATTTCCTTGTGATCCGGTATATCCAATGTACCCCTGTGATCCAGTATATCCATATGACCCAGTATATCCATATGATCCAGTATAACCATATGATCCAGTATATCCAATGTACCCCTGTGATCCAGTATATCCATATGACCCAGTATATCCATATGATCCAGTATAACCATATGATCCAGTATATCCTAGAGAACCACTATATCCTCTTAGACCTCTTGGACCTTCAGCGATACCAACCCATGTTGTATCTTCGCCATAATAAATGTTTAGAATACCATTATTAGTATCCCACCATAATTCGCCATCAAGTCTATCAATAAGAGGTGGAGCATCCGGTCCCATATAAACAAGTGCAAGACCAGATGATCCATAATATCCAACTGATCCTCGATAACCTGCACTTCCTTTATACCCTACAGAACCTGTATACCCTGTTTCTCCGATTCCACCAGCAGAACCAGTGAAACCAAAACTTCCTTGTATACCAGTCGATCCAACATAACCAACATCACCCAACGAACCAGTATATCCTCTGGGTCCACCGGGATCACCCGTCGATCCTTTGTAACCAACACTTCCAGTATAACCACTAGAACCAATATAATTTTGAGTAAAATATTTTACTTCAATATCCGAAAGATCATATGGTGAAAAATTAATTGTTAGTTGATTGCCACTTACTGTATAATCTTTTTCTGGAACAAGAACTAACCCGTTAACCATGACAAGTATAATTTTACTATTTAATACGGTTCTTTTTAATGTGAATACAGCATTTACTCCGTTACCAGTAAATGTTTCACTATCATTTGGTCCACCAGCTGGTCCAGTTAAACCAATAATTCCTTGTGAACCAACAAATCCAGTATTTCCAAATGAACCTGTATATCCTCTGGGTCCACCGGGATCACCAACTGATCCTTTATAACCAAGCGAACCTTGATATCCTGCAGAACCAATAAATCCAACTGATCCTTGATAACCTGCACTTCCTTTGTACCCTACAGAACCGGTATAGCCTGTTGATCCAGAAAAACCAGCAATATCAAAAAATCTTATTTCTATCTCTGAATTGTCAGCTGGTGTATTAAGAATAGTTACTGTATTATTATTAGTAATGATATAATCTCTTGTTGGTACTTGAACAAGACCATTTATCATAACAAATATGTTTGATGGGTCTGAAACAATCATAGAAATATTAAAATCTTTTAATATTCCATTGCCCACAAATGTTTTAGTAACTCTAGGTGCGCCAATTGCTCCAATCAATCCTTGTGATCCAGAAAATCCTGTAGAGCCAGTATTTCCAAATGAACCTGTATAACCTCTAGGTCCACCGGGATCACCAGTCGATCCTTTGTAACCAAGCGAACCTTGATATCCTGCAGAACCAATAAATCCAACTGATCCTTGATACCCAACTGAACCTTGATAACCCAATGACCCTTGATAACCAGCAACACCTTGTGATGGGCCAAAATATCTTATTTCTAAGTCTTCATCAATTTCAGGTGGAATAGTAAATATTATTTCGTTTCCATAAATAGTATAATCTATATTTGGAACTTGCACAAGCCCATTAAGCATAACAAGAATAGAATTTGCACCATCAGGTGCTTCTGTCAAAGAATATGTTCCAGAATCAGTTGATTGAACTTTATAATGCTCGCTATTTCTTGGTGCAGATGCGCCCACAGAACCAGCATATCCAATAATAGATGATCCAGAGTAACCTATATTTCCAACGGAACCAGTATATCCTGTTGGTCCTCCTGGTGCGCCTTTTGATCCAACAGAACCAGAATAACCAACGATTCCTCGTGAACCAATATACCCAACACTCCCTTTATAGCCAATAGAACCAAAATATCCAACTGACCCTTGATATCCTATATCATTTATGCTATAATAACGTACTTCAATTAAAGAAGCATTTGATGGTGCTCTTGTAAAAGAAACATCATAGTAAAGGGCTGTATAATCAATATCTGGTGCTTGAATTAGACCATTGACACTTACGATAATATTGCTAGAATTAGCTTCAAGTATTCCCGTATTAAATCTAGTGTTTAGTCCATCACCTGTAAATGATATACTATATGATTCTAATGCCATAGTGATTCCATTTTTTCTGCATAAATATACACATGATCCTTTATTTATGATAACGTGAGGTAGTTATGAAATATCCTTCTATTGCAATTCTTGATCTTATCGGTCTTGTTTATGATGGCACAACTCTTTCCAAGAAAGGATTGGGCGGTTCTGAATCAGCTGTTATTCTTATGTCAAAAGAATTAGCAAATCTTGGTTTTCCTATTACAGTTTTTAATGCTTGTGATGTAGATGATGCAAAGTCAGGTATCTATGATGGCGTAACTTATCGTCCTGTAGAAAGTATCAGACAAGACGAAAACTTTGATATTGTTATTGCATCTAGAACTGTTGTTCCATTTGTTCCAGAACATTATTATGAAGGTTATAATCAAGCAACAAGATTTCCTTGTAAGTTATTCGAAGGAATTCGTAAGAACGCAAAGATGAAAATTCTTTGGATGCACGATACATTTTGTAATGGCGATCAGAACCTTGAAGATTTGACGACACAAGGATATATCGATAAGATTTTTACTCTCAGTGATTTTCATACATCTTATGTTACGAGTTGTGATCATGGTGGACGCAGAAACTTTGAAGTCCTAAAGAATAAAATTTTTCAGACTCGTAATGGTATGGTAAAATATTTTGATGAAGTAGATATTTCCGCCAAAGACCCAGACCTTTTTGTCTATAATGCTTCTCTTACAAAGGGAATGATACCACTTATTGATAAAATTTGGCCTCGTGTTAAGCAACATGCTCCTAATGCAAAATTAAAAGTTATTGGTGGTTTCTATCAATTTCGTTCTGATGCTCCTTTGGATGATCAGGGGAAGAGATGGCAAGTTATTTCTAAAGACCCAAAGTATAGTAAGTTAGATATCGAATTTACTGGTATTATATCACAAAAGAAAATTGCTGAAACATTAACCAAAGCTTCTTTCTTTATTTTCCCCGGTGCTTTCCCAGAAACATTTGGCATTTCTACTCTTGAAGCATTGGCATATAATGTTCCTATCCTTGCTACTCGTTTTGGTGCATTAGAAGAAACTGCTATTGGCAATTCTTCTTATTTTATTGATTATGCAATCGAGCCAAATGGTCTTTTTCCAAATATTAATCCTGATCAACAAGCAGAACGTTTTGCTGATATGACAATTCGTGCGTATCATGATCGTTATTTGCATCAGCAAAAAGAATATCATTGCAATATCATTAAAGATATTTGTACATGGGATACAGTTGCTCTTCAGTGGAAACAATTGTTCTTCAAAGAATTCAAATTATATTTGTCTGTAGATGAATATCGTCAGGTAACATATATCAATAATAAAGTACATCGTGTTTTTGGTCGTAGGTTTAGTAACAATATTGAATGGAACATAAGAAAAGAAGGAAAAGAACAAAAAATTGTTGTTGTGAGTCCATTCTTTAATGGTAAAGAATATCTTGAGAATATGATTATGTCTGTGGCGTCACAAGATTATGATAATTACCATCATATTATTGTTGATGATTGTTCAACAGACAATTCTTATGATACAATAAGAGAATGCATAAACACCCTTCCTTTAGATAAAATGCTTAAATTTTCTATCATAAGAAACACGGAAAACAAAGGCGCAGTTCGTAATCAAATAGAAGCATTCAAGCATATCGAATCAGATTCAATCATCATGCTTCTTGATGGTGATGATGCACTTATGCCTGATAATAATATATTTAATTATTATAATAGTCTTTTTGCGAATGAAAAGACAGAATACGCATATGGTAGTTGTTGGTCTATGGCTGATAATATTCCATTGATTGCACAACCATATCCTGCACATATCAAAAAGTTAAAAGCATATCGTCTACATAAATTTAATTGGGGTATGCCTTATCCTCACTTAAGAGTATTCAGAAAAAAACTTGTAGAAAGTATTGATGAGTCTGTCTTTAAGGATGAAGATGGTAACTGGTTTAAAGCTGGTGGTGATAATGCTACTTTCTATAATATCATAGAACAAGCAGACCCAAATAAGGTTGTTGCAGTTCAAGATATTTTTTATCTTTATAATGACAAGAACCCATTGAATGATTATAAAGTTCACGGAAAATTGCAGAACCAAAATGCAGCAAAAATTACAGGGAAACAACCAGAGAAGGTGAAGGATAATATGAGTGATCGTGTAACAAATTTTACTGATTGGATCAAAGATAAAAAGTTGGTAGAAACTCCTGTTAGGACAGCTATTGATGATATCAATGATCAGATGAGAGAACATATGATAACTGCTGGTGCTAATGTCTTGGAAAGAGTTAGATTGAATTCAGAAAAGAAGAAGCGTGTTCTTATTGGTATCCCAACAGCTAAGAATATTGAACCTACAACTTTTAAGGCTATCTATGATTTGATTTTGCCTGATAATGTAGAAGCTGATTTTCAATTTTTCTATGGGTACAATGTGGATCAGGTTCGCAATCTTATTGCAGACTGGATTGTCAAGGGAACATATGATTATCTTTTCTCAGTTGATTATGATATTTCTTTCCCACCTGATACTCTTGCAAAGCTTCTTTCTTATGACAAGGATATTGTTTCTGGTATCTATCGTCAAAGATTTTTTGAACATCAGACCCTTGAATTATTTGAAGCAAATGATAGAGGCGGTTATACTCATATGCCCTATGAAAAGATCAAGGGAAAGAAAGACCTTGTTCAAGTTGGTGCTTGTGGATTTGGCTGTGTTTTGATTAAGAAGCAAGTTATGGTTGATATTGGATATCCGCAGTTCCAATATACATCTGCTATCGATCACAAAGATACTTTTTCAGAAGATTTAGATTTTTGTAGAAAGGCTGCAGCTAAGGGTTATAATGTATGGGCTGATCCAACAATTCTTTGTGACCACACAGGCTCACATGTATTCAGAGTTCAATAATATTAAAAACTAAATGATGGTTGAGAAATAAATGGCAATACGGGTGGTTCATTCAAAAGCCCGTATTGCCTTTGTTTCAATGCACTCATAGGATCAATTGCACCATTATTATCTCTAACAATAATAGTTGTTGTTAGAGGAATTGATCTTGATATTGGAATCAATACATCATTATATGAAGTAACAATTATTGTTTTTTTGTAGTCCATTATTTTGTAATCCCAAGATTGACAGTTATAATGCCTTCCATTATTCTTGAAACTACATTAGAATTACTTTTTAAATTTAAATCATAAGCATATTGTGTATAAGTTAAATTGGCAGTCGTCGAAGCATTCATAGAAAGAATAACAATACCAGAATTTCCATTTATTGAAACATTCATCGGTGTATATGTATTCGATGTATATGATCTTCTTATCTGTGCGCTACCTGTATAGTTATTAATAGGAAATGGATGACCATCTGAATCTATAAGATAAACACTATAAATAAAATTTGCATTTTGATCTACAATAAGATTTGTTTTTATTGCCATTTTAATTTTTACCTATTGTTTCATTGCGTTTATGTATGCTTGTCTTGCTGCTTCATTTGCAGCAAGTTGTGCTAGTGCTGGGTCTGACGGACCATTAGCTTTTGCTAATGCAGCTGCTCCTGATGCAGCTATTAATGATTGATGATAAACATAATCTGGATCATATGAACGCTCGCTATTTTCTACAGTTCCTGCAGGATTTGGTGGACCACCATATTTTGACCACCAATCAACAATATCATAGGTATTCACATGAGTTGGAATTGGCATAGCGCCGGGATATCTGGTATCATAATCAGCAAGAGTATCGGCCATCTTAATACGAAGTTTTTGATTTGTATTAAAAAGCATTGGCTCAGAAGGTGCTGCAATAGCTGAAGCAAAACTAGCTTTTATTTGTTCATAAGTTTGAGCGCCAGAATCAAGAAGCGATTGCCAGTATTTTGCACCAGTTTCATCTGGTTCTCTAAACAAATAATATTTAAATAGAAGAACTATTCTAGGATCAATCCCTGCATAATAAGCATTTGATCCAGAAAAATAATATAATGGATATATTTGATCTGTTGTAGAAGTATGTGGAGGCCAATACTGTATTCTTCTTAAAGTTACTTGACAAGTTTCATCTGAAGAACCAGTGCCATCATAATCAGCTGATGCCCAAACATTTTTTAAATAAGGATCATAAAATACTTTGCATATGTAATTGCTTGGACCACCACTATTATTACCATTCCATTCGTAATATTGGTATCCATATCCAAATCTGCCAATATGATTTGATTCAAAATGACCAGGATTATTAAGATCATCATAACGATCATTAATAATAAATGTATTATTATTTACAGTTATTGTATCTTTTTGAACTATTTGATCTTGTTGTGTTGTTGTTGCCTGTAGTTTATAAGTTTTTAAATAAATATTTGGTGGGCTTGCTGTACTAACTAATCTTAAATACTGATAAAAATTTCCAACATCTCCATTATATGCATATGAATATATAAAAATATTTCCTGCAGCATCAGGCCAGACATTTGGATCAGTTGGAGATATATATACTGAAGGATATCCTACAAAATATCTTCCAGATTGATCAACTTCTGGTGCAGGAGCAAAAGTTACACCAGAACCTTCTCGTGCATCAACCCATTTTTTTAATGGATTTTTTTGTATATAATTGTTAGTATAAATGCTAATTGGATCATTTGGATTGAGTAGAATATAAGATTCAACCTGTCCATCAAATATATTATTAAAAAAATTTAAAAGTTGGGGTGCGTTTTTTATATATGACAACCAAAAATCATAACCAGCTTGATCTATATTATCTGGATTTGGTCCAATACCTACACGCCCAATACGAGCATAAGCTGCTATTACTAATTGTTGATAAGTATTTTCAGAATCAAAGATATTTATCACAACTCCATCATTATATCCATTTGGATCAGGAAGAGAATTTAAATAATCTGATATATTATCAATATGTGTATCATTAGTTAAAATCCAATTTTTTACAGTAGTTGGATTTCCAGCAGGTAATGACTGAGTAGTGGTTGCAACTAATTGATATTGTTGTAGATAATTATTTGTTGATGCCGGTGTTGCAACACCAGTATTTTGTAATGCATAAGCAGCATAATAATCTATACTTGGACCTCTATATACAGCTCCATTTACGAATCCTGTATATCCAGCTCCTTTAACCGTGTGATCAAATACTAAAGCAAACAAATCAGCTGGATCATGCGTAATATATTCTGCAGGTTTTGAACCATATATAAACAAATTTACATTACTAGTATCAGGAGGCAAATCATTTACTGATTGAAACGTAGGAAATATAAGAGTATTCCAACCACCATCCCCAATCTTCCACAACATATTGCCACCAACGTTCAAATTTTCTAAACTAGGTGGTGAGCCGCCTCCTCCTAATGGCCATTGAGGTACAGGTATTCTAACCCAAGAAGTTGATGCAACTGCTGGAATATTTACTTGATGATCTAAAAGATATATTGTATCGCCATTATTATAACCATTCGGATCAGGCAAAGAACCAATATAAGAAGTCGAGTTATCTAAAACAGGTGTACTAATTGGAACCCAAACTTTTGTAGTAACATTTATTGGGTCTTGATGAATAATAACATTTGTTTTGGTATGAATTATAGTTTGAGTATTATAAGTTTTTGAAGTTGCTAATAATGGAGTATCTGTCAATCCATTAGAATTTCCTTTGAAAAATACTCTGAATACTTCACTAGAAATCCAAGGCGATTGAAAAGCAACATCAACAGAAAACCAATCATCATCTTTCAAATCTGTAAACATATCTAAAACATTTATAAGCGGAGTTGCGTTATCTGGACCATTTGTTTTATAACCACCAAAGTAAATATTATATGCTGCTTGTTTATTTGCAAAATTAGCAAAATTTAAATTTTTACTATTTAAATAATTTTTTACATATAAACTTGACGGTTCATTTGGTGAAATATTATAGATATAATCAAAAATCTCTGCATTAAAAATTTCATTAAAATCTATTGGAAATATTTGACCAGATGTTAATAAATTCATCTGATAATCATAACCAGCTTGATCTATATTATTTGGATTTGGTCCAATACCTATACGACCAAAACGAGCATATGCTGACCTAACCATTCCATCAAAATCTGCTGGATTGATGTATGGGTTTCTTTCTAAAAGTTTTAGCCAATGGTCACTATATTTTACATTTTGATAATAAGTATAATTTACTTCAGCATTTAATAATGAGGCTTTTATATTTGGGATACGTAGTACCATTTACTTGCATCCACATTTACAACCATTTTTTTTCAATACATCAAGTTCTGCCTTAAGTTCTTTGATGTTCTTCTTTTTTACTGAATCAAGTTCTGCCTTTAGTTCCTTGATACCTTCAATCAACAAAGCAACAATTCTATCATATTTGACAGCCTTAATTCCATCTTCTCTTGTCGCAACAACTTCTGGAAGAAATTTTTCTATTTCCTGTGCAATTACACCAATATCATGTTTTCTATTAAAATAATCGTCTTCACCACCATGGGTCTCTAGATGCTCATCAGTCCAATCAAATGTTACACCATTAATATTTTGAATCTTGTATAAAGCATTTTCAATATTTTTAACATTTGTTTTTAAAGTTTTGTCTGAAGAATAAAATGCAGTAATATCATTTGTTGCACGAATTTCGCCTCTAACACCAGAAGCTGGAGTGCCAACACCAAGACTGTTTATTTCCAAATCTGTTGATGGATTTATAGGTGTAGCAGCATCAGCCCATTTCATTACACCGGGCGAATCAAGAGATAATACTTGACCAGCATTTCCCATATCATTTGGAAGAACTAAATTAACATCGTGTCCACTTGGAATAGTAGAAAAAGTAGAAAGTATAGTTTTTGCATTAGTTCCTGAAAAAATAATTGCACCATTGACATTTATTCCTCCAGCAGAAACTGAAAGAGGTGTTAATGAATTTTGAAAAGGAGCACCATCTGGAGCACCAGTTTGATAGCCACGAACTTCAAAATTAATTCCGGCTGGAGCACCTATTCTCATTTTGTCGCCAAGTGTACCATTTACACCAGCTGCTCCTGCAGAACCACCTTGGTGTTGAAATACTACATAACCTTTTTGAGTATCTGTACTAAAAACAATACCAGAATGCATTCCAAGTTGATTTGTGTTTCTAAATTCAATTAAATTATTGGATACTGCTTCCATGAAAACAGATGTTCTAGAATTTATTGGACCAGAAGGAACAGAAGGACTGTAAGTTGGGTTCCAATTAGCAAGAGGATCGATAGATAATTCTTTCATAATATGCAATGGTGCAATTGGAGTAAATCCGTTTGATCCTACACCTAAAGCAATATTACCATTAGAAGTTAATCCAGTGGCAAAATAATTATTTTGTCCCATGAATTCTACATTGCTTGTAAATATGAGATTTGAAGTGCCGCCTGGTCCTAAATGTAATTTCCCGTTGACATAAAGATCATTTACATGTTCTACATTACAATGTATATTTTGAATCCAAAGATCAGTAGAAGTCATCTTTGAGTTTTGTACAAGAACACCAGTTGGATTTGAATAAATTTGTAATCCATAACGATCAGAATAAGTATTAGCCTCTAGATCGCCAATTGTACTTGTGTAAGCAGAAAATATACCAACATTAATACTATCTGTTTGAATCTTAGTTGGATAAAGAACTGTATTACCTACAACAACATTACTGGTAAAATGGCCACTAATGGACGCAACATTTCCATCACGAATATTTGTAGCACCCATTCTCATCAATGTTCCAGTATAAAAAACTGTTCCATTAATTGTTATACCATTTGATGTATATACAGAGTTTGTTGATGAGTCAGCAGCAATAGTCATACTAGTGTTAGCAATAATTACATTTTGAGAAGTATATCCAACTTGTAAAGATGAATTTGCAAATAAAACATTAGCAGTAAACATTCCAGATATACTAGAATTACCAATGGCAGTATTAGAATCCGTAGTTATAATGTTTTTATTTAAAATATCCAATACTCTATTAGTTTTATCTATCCATTGACCAAAGGTATCGCCTGATACGTTTACGTTTGCAATTGCTATTGTCATTTATTGAGTACCTTAAGTAAAAGCTGCTTTATTTCTGACATGTCTTCTTTTAAACCATTTAGTTCATTTTCTATAGTATTTATTTTACCAATATTGTTCTTTACTTCACTTAAGTGCTGACGTTCTTTTTTATAAGCATCATAATTTTCTTGTTGCACATTTACTAATGCACCTTTATTATTTCTAGCTCTTACAAAACCTTCACTTGCATGTTGTTTATTCATTTTTTACCTCATCAAAGCAATTGCTCTTACATCATTCATTGTAGGAAGAACAACAGGGTTATTACCAATAAGAACTATTTTAATAGCAAAAGTATTATATCCTGTATACATTTCTTGTCTAGAATCATAATATGTTAATATTTTAGTTGGATTAGTTGATTCTGAATCAAGATACGCATTTGCAGAAAATTCATTGACGCTTGTTGCTCCAACAGGAACATTATATAGATATTCTCTAGCATCAGTCAAATCTTGTGGAGAACTATAACTTTCAGAATTTTGATTTGTAAGGCGTGTCCATGATTTACTGTTAAAGTTATCAGTATCATGTGTATTTAAAAATTTACCATATACTAAAATATCAGTTCCATATGGTCTATATCCTGTGATATAAACATTCAAATCTTCAGATTCTTGATTTAAAGTAATAGGCTTTGAAATATATTTATTTAAAGCTTTACCATATCTTGTATCTTCACCAGTTATATCTTGACTTATTATATTTGTAATATAATTTATTGTTTTTGCACTTAGATCAACAACTGGAGAAATATAATCATCAGTCGTTGAAAGTGCCATATCAAATATAACTGAACCATTGATGTTGCCATCTTTAATTTCGTTAGAATAACTTCTTAAAACTCTTTCATAATCATGAAATTCTAATAAATTTTCATTTATTGGTGATGTATAATTAGAATCCAAGTTATGAGTATTGCTTGTTCCTTCAAACTTAAGTTTTACTGTAGTATTGATTGGCTCAAGATAATTAAATTTTGGAACTATACTGTGATAAGGAATATCATCAATTGATAACAATGTACAATTGGCAACAAGATTTGTTCCTATTAACTGAGCTGTATTTCCAATTTCTGCAACCCTGTAAATAACAAGATTTGGATAATTAGAAACATCAAATAGCCCATTTGATTTTTCAAGATATACTTTTTTATTCAATTCGTCTACAGCTTCTACAACACCAAAAGGATACTGAGATGCATCTGATAAAACACTACCACTTGAATTGGCTGCATATACAACGTCACCAACTATGATTGGGTTAGCAGTATTTGCTCTTAAGAGATAACTCAAAGACAAGAAATCATCTGATTCATTCTTAAATGTAATATTTCCATGAGTAGAATTAAATTTTGCTCTATACGCATTAAATTTAATATCAGAAGATTGAACCGCAGTCCATGATTTAAAATTACTGGAAACAAATAAATTGCCAGCAAATGGTTGTTGAGTAACACTCTCACCTGTTAAAATATCGTTTCCTCCAAGATCAGAATAAAATATTTCGTAATCTGGATTATTACCATCTGGTCTAATCACAAATGCATATGATTTATTGCCTTCAATTAACACAGGAGTATCGAGAGTGAAAATTGTTTCTGCACTAGCATCTTCACTTGTAGTAATATATTGTGGGAGTAAATGCCCACTACCTAAAATTTGATTACTATCAGGCATACCAACAGTTGTTCCTAGAATAATACAAGAAACGCCCATTGTGTTACTCTTGGAATGAAAATAAACACCAATCTGTGTTAAATAAATTCCCGGTAAAGTATCTTTTTTCTGATCTGATAAGTCTGCAACGGTAAAAGTTTCGGCAATTGGATCGCCACCACAACCACCACCGCCACAATTATTAGAACCGCTATCACTTTCACCATTATTTCCCTGCGGTGATGGGTCAGGATTATAAGGAACAACAGGTCCAGTATCCCCAGGAACAATAATTGGGCCAGTATCACCAGCAGGAGGAGTAATAATAGGAGGAACAACAACAGGCGGTGGAGCTACATAAGTAGTTGTATCCCATGTGCCTGTAACAGGTGTAGAATATGTAGTTGGTGAAAAATTAGGCTGTATTACATTAAATTTTACTGAATTTTGTGTTACAGAAAGAGCAGAAGAAGTATAAACAGCTTCTGTTCTTGTTACTACAGCATCATCTGCAGCAATATTATTAACATTAGTAAGAATCATAGTTCTATCACCAGCTCTAAATTTACCTGGTGGCAATAAAAATATAAAATATACATTTCCATACATATCGGAATATATTGCGTCCTCATAATTACCTACTTGAGTTAATATCTCGTCTTCTTTTTGTTCGATTATAAGATTTGTAATTTTTGTGCTGTCAATAGCACCATCTGTCTGATATGATCCAGACACATATGCTGGAGCGCATTGATTTGTTACAGGAACTTTATCAAAATAAACATAAAGTCTTGTGTTTGGACGCATACCTGTTGCAACACAAGAAATTCTTCTACTTCTCATATATGGAAGTGTTCCAACATTTGTTATATAATTTCCTAAGTCTTGAGCAACTGTAGGTGTTCCAGCTGTAACAGAAAGATCAGTCACAGTAGTAGTTGTTGTTTGAGCCCAATGATTTGTAGTCTGAGACCCAGTTCCTTGCCAAGCAACAGTATCAGAACCTGTCAAAATTGCATTACCAACAACCGTATCAATATTTTTTGCAATTCCAGTAGAAATTAAATCTGCAAACCCTTTTGTTAGGTCTATATTTACTTGTTGTGCATCATTAGTTGTTGTTACATTTCTATTATCAAAATTAGGATATAACTTAAGAATTCCATCCCATTTATAGAAAAATTCTGTGCAATTTCTATAATTAGTAGCATGTTTGTTGCCACCATAATTTACACTTGAATAATCAAGCATAGCAAGTTTGCCATTAACTTTAACATTTTCTGATGTTGCATATCTTAAATTATAAGGATTTTCAATATACAAAGGTCTAGCATATGACTGAGAACTTTTTATTGCAATTCTAAATTCTCTATCAATCGTATTACCGATAGTATAATCGTTAAATGGGTCTGCAAAAATACCATTTTTAAAACGTTCTTGTGTACCAGCATCATTTTTAACTGAAAGTGTTTTTGTATCAAGTTCAAGTGCATTTAAAACTGTATAGTATTCAAGTCTTTTAATTCTATCTTCCAATGCGCCAATTTCACGCATTGTATAACCCTTGATAGTCTTAATATTTACTTGTACTGAAAGGTCTTTTCTATTATATGTCATTTTACTATTCTGCTTCTTTAAATGTTAATGAAGGATAAGGAGGTACAAAAATTTCAGCAACAGACATTCCTGCTTTATTTATTGAAGGCAATTTTGGTTTTAATGCTGGTGTGCCCAATTTGGCAACTAAATCACCATTTTTTGTTATTAAAAGAACATCAATTCTTGGTAAATAAAATTCTACATCATAAACAAAATTTTGATTAGGCATAGGAACAACATTGCTATCACCTTTTAAGAAAATTCCATCATTATTTGCAGGATTTACTGTTGCAGATGAAATTGTAGTAGCAATAACTGCAGTGTTTGCCATCACTGATCTAAAGTCAATAAAATTTCTCAAATCATGTGCAATCAAAGATGTGTCAATATAAAGAGGTACTTCTAATGTTCTTATTGTTGTGTTTGCATCCGCAGTATTTGAATCATCAATAGGATATGAATCGACACTAAAGAATCCAGATTGTGTTGCTGTAATATTTGCAGTAAAATGATTTAACTTAACAAGAAGTTTTGATGAACTATCCAACGATCCAGCATATGCTGGGTCTAAAACAAGTTCAGAAATTCCATAATAAGCGTCTCTTTCACCATTATCAAGAGTAAACCATTGTTTTTTATCTGGGTTTGCTTCATCATAAGATGCACCAAAATGAACATTTGCAATTTTATATGCATCAGGAAGTCCAAGTGGCCATGGACCAATTGTACCAGCAGGATGAGTAGAACAATCAATTTTTATATAAGTATTTTTATGTACAACTTTTTGTATTGCAGTTGCAGCTGGTCTTCCTACTGGTATTAATCCAATGATATTATATGAAGGAGAATCTGGATCAACTTCAAGTTGTGCATGAGAAAGTGTAGATGAATCAATTACAAATGTGTTTCCACTACCAAACAAGTCAACAGGTGTGCCTTGTTTAAAGAATTTTTGAACTGTAATAGTTCCAGTTCCAGAAAGAGTTGTATTTGGAACTAATGAAACTTTGTTTGATGTATATATCGTATTAACTGTGTGATACGTTTTTGTTGCGCCAGAAGAAAGGACAATTCCATCACCAACATTAAATGCACTTGTAAAATCATCAGTGGATGATACATTAGAAGCAGTTGTGTTTGATGCTTCAATATTGCCGGTGGTGATGAGTGCATTAGTTGTAGTATCTTGTGCGAAAAGAAGATCAATACCTTCTTGTTGAATATCAGAAATAGTTCCTATACCATAATCGAATATGTCTGTTCCTGTTGTACTAAAAGAAACAGAACTTCTACCAGAAGATGGAACCAATGTTCCTGACAACATAGCTTTATAAACAAACAGTGAATTATTTTCACCAGCTCCATTCGTTAATCTTTTAACGCTGGCAAGACCTGTGTCAAATAATGAAGCAGTAAGATTACTATCTAATACATTTGCCTTTCCAGCACCATCTAATAGAATATCAGCATATGCTTTTCCATAAGTATTATTTACATAAAAACTCTTCGCATCATTTGTAAAACTTTTGCCGGGATTCATTTTTACATTAAAAATATAAAAATTATATACTGCGAATGCTGTACCTTTACGACCATTCTCATAGCTCAAAGCTTTAATACATGCAGTACCAATCTTATTTCCAATTGGAGATGTTCTCGATTGATCTAATGTCAAAACTCCTTGAGGTGTATCATAGATATCCATCTGATCTAAATTATTAAAATCAAAAATACCAGCATAATTATATACTTGAACATAATTGCCATAACTAGATGTTACAATTTGATTTACAAGAGTATTAGTTGTCAAAGCTCTTGGAGCAAAAATTTTCTTTGGTGAAAGAAATTCTACACGATAACCATCGACATATCCAATTCCTGCAGATACGTTATAAAAGAAAACATTGGCATTATATGAAGTGACATCTACCTGAAATGCATTGACAACAAAATCTCCAGCTTCTTCAGAAGTTCTCTTTGCCATTGTATCCATTATAGTACTATATTGTGGATTAGTATTATTGATGACAAGTCTGCCATCTCCACCATCATATGAAAGAACATTTAAGAAATTTGCTGGTATAGTTACTTGAGTATTTGATGCATCATAGTATACAGGTTCTGGAACAAGTTTAAGTCTATATGCACCGGGAGCATTATAGTTAGGACTACCAATAGAATTGTCATATAATGAATCATCTTCTACAGAAGAAACAATATATTCTTTTGTATCAAACCCAACAACCATCCCTGCAACATTTACAGTATTTTCTTTTATAATAATATTTGTCGGTAAAGTTTTTAAGAAAAACCCTTTTTGATAAATTACGCCTTCTGAAAGACGAAGCCCATATCCTTGACCAAGAGCATTTACTGTGCTATTTGATGAAAGAGTATACAAAACTCCTAATTTATTTGCATTATTTAAAATACCAGTTTTGTCTTGATAAGAATTATAAACATCAATTTGCTCTGATGTTTGATTGAATTGGTTTACTTCTATACCAGCATTGTTTCCAGATGTTACATATCGTATATAAGCTCTGTTTGTATCTAATGAACCAAAATTAACTGCAGATTCTGTTCCACTATATGCTCTAAATACGGCTGCTCTAAGACCTGATGTATTAGATACAAGTAAATAGCTATTAGCAACATCAGGTAAATCACCAACAATAGTATTAAAATCTAAACTATTTGTAGAATTATCTTTAAATCTTATGCAATAAAAATCAGATTGCTTGAATCCACAACCTTCTATAATTGAACCATCTTTGTAAATACTATTGCCAAATTTAGAAATTTGCCATTGAAGAATTGTCTGAAGCTGAGTTAATTCTCTTGCCTGAACAGCTGTGGCTGGACGAAACAATATTCTATAATATTGTTTGTTCTCATCAAAATCGTCAAAAAATGGAGCTATATTAAAATTCGTCTGTAACTCAGCCATTGGTAGTCCTTAAATTGAAAAATACAATTTTAATTGTTCTGTTGTTATGCCTTGTCTACTAATAGGTTCTATATTTTTATAATAAAATATATTGGCGCTATATGGTACAATAT